TCGTAAAAACTTATTGTGCAAATAGTTTTGTAGATTTCTACTCAACTAATAAAACAGAGACAATTTCTGTAAACTGGGAAACACATATTGTACAGTTAACAGAAAGTCCTATTGTCAGTATTGTATCCGTAGAAGAGAGAGATAATTATAGTCAAAGTTATACTACTCTTACTACAGGAGCTCATGAATATTATCTTGATGAGTCCACAGATTGTTTGTATAGAACAACAGGACAAAGCTATAAAAACTGGGCTCGTGGCCCAGCATCAGTTCGTGTAGTGTACAAAGCAGGATATGCGTCTCTGCCTTCTGATTTACAACTTGCAGTTTTTGATTTGATTACATACTACTTGAAAGATGAACATAAAGAGCGACGCTCTATTGCAGGCGCTAGTATTCAGAATCAGTCAAGCACAAGTCAGCGTAATAATGTCGCATTTCCAGATCACATAAAACGCGTACTTGATTTGTATAAGAACTTTTAATGGCCCAGAAACATTTAGATAACTTAATGAAAGAAGCGTTGGAATTTGCAAACGATACTTGGGCAAGAAAAGGAATTGATAGAAGTGCACAGAGAGTAGTAGTAACTAGATATAATGTTAAAGCTGCTTTTATAGAATCTACTGATAAATATTTTGCAGGATTAGGGGAAGAAAATCCTTTAACTGATAATGACTTTAATGAGATCGCTTCTGCAGCTTTAAGAGGCTTAAAACAGAGTTTAGCAAGAAGCAGAATTTCTGCGATAATGGAAGATGAGTCTGATGGAAATAAAGTAGTATTTCATCAGTCTAGAACAGCCCGAGCCCCTTTTAGAAATATTAAGAAAGGAGGTCAAGGAAAGTTACTTGAGATTCTAAAAGCAAAAGGCAGAGTTAAAAAATCAGCTACAGACTTAGGATCAGACTTTACGCAAGCACTTGATTTTGGATTACAAAGACTGCATAAAGACACAACTGTAGGTATCGCCAGATTAAAAAAAGTTATAGATATACTAGACAAAGATGAAGCAGGTCTAGGTAAAAAATTTATACAGTCAAAAAACTTTAAAACAATATTCGAAAAGTATAAAGACTTATTAGCTCAGTTTGAGTTAGTAAATAAAGGCGGAAGAGAAACTATTCGATATATTGGTGATGTAGAAATTTTAGTACAAAGAAAAGGAAAAAACTTTCCTGGCTCAGAACAAAATGACTGGGCACAAGTAAGTAAAGTTTTAGAAAGAGAACTAGCAACTTGGTTAGCACGAAAAGATATTGCTAGAATACCGGGCAGTGATACAATTGAAGACGAGTCTGCCGAAAAAGCAGAAGAAGTTGTTTTTTCAATAATAGCTGGAAAGCAAGCGGTAGCAAAAAAGAAAAGGGATAGAAAAGCAGCAAGCAATAAAAAAGATACTAGTGTTGCAACGGCAAAGCGGGTGGCTCCTAAAAGAACACGCAGAACTAATAAAGCTACACAAAATAAACGATCTATGTTTTCTATTATGGCAATGATTAATCAAAGATTGCCAGAAGTAGTAAGGAAAAATATGAGATCTCCAGGGCTTGAAAATAGAACAGGACGTTTTGCAAATAGTGTTAAAGTGACAGATGTATCAACAACTAATCAGGGTTTTCCAAGTTTCGGATATACTTATGCTAGGAATCCATATGAAGTTTATGAGGTAGGTCGAGGAAAACCACCTTGGGCTACTCCAGAAAGAGATCCAAGAAGAGTTATCGACGCTTCTATTAGAGAAATTGCAGCACAAATGGCTTTAGGAAGATTCTATACTAGGAGAGTCTAGTGAGTAATACAAATAGACAATATAGTAGTCGTAGAGCTGCAATTACAAAAGCGTTAGCAGATAAGTTTGCTTTAATTGATGGTCGAGGAATATTTCACACTGCAATAAATGAAGTAAGTCCTCGTCTAAAGTTTTGGGATGAAGTAGAAGAGTTTCCTGCAGTTCACTTGAATGCAGGATCAGAAACTAGAGAATACCAAGGCGGTGGGTACAAAGATCGATTTTTAAATGTTACTGTTAGATGTTATGTCAATCAAGAAGATGCAGTAGAAGCTCTTGATGAATTACTCGAAGATGTAGAAACAGTAATAGAAGATAATAGTCGATTACGGTACTATGATAGGTTTGGAATAGAACAATTTACACAACAAATCACAATCCTCAGTATAGATACTGATGAAGGTGTATTAGATCCTCTAGGAGTTGGTGAACTTTTAATAGAGGTTCGATACTAGAAACGACCGGCACGAACAAAGGTTCACGTCCGAGTCTTTTCAAAGTTCATAGGAGATAAACTATGGCACAACAACTATACTTTAGTAGAGACTCGAAACTCTACATGGAGTTTAATAGTAAAATGTGGGAAATCCCTATACTAGATGGATTTAGTTTCTCACAGTCTACTAATACATCTGATATCACTTTGTCAGAAATGCAGGGTGCAGATGGAATTAGCCGTCGAGGTCGACGACTCTTTACAGATTCTCTTGCTCCGGCAGAGTTTTCTTTTAGTACTTATGTCCGTCCTTTTTATACGACCTCAGCAAGTGATGGTGGCACTGAGCACCACGCAGTAGAAGAAGCTCTTTGGGCTGTAATGGCAGGGGCTGATACATATGGTACAGTATCTTCTCAAGGCGCTGTTCAAACAGTTACTCTTGCAACTGATAGTGCTACAGATAGAACTACAGGAACTTATATTATTGACACTGATGATGCTTTGGTTACTGGAACTCATGATGGGGAAGGAGTTACTCTTCAAATAGAAGTAAATGCCGCAGGAACTGCCTCCGCAGCAAGAGTAGTTAGTGCTGGTGAAGGATATACTACAGGTAAAACTTTTATAATTCCTGCTTCAATGATTGGAGATGGTACAGGAACTATTACAGTTACGACTGGCACAATAGATTCTGGGAGTCCAACTGCATTTTTCCGAACAAATAATGTAGACACAAATTCAAAGTTTGATGAAGTTGTAGCTATGCCTACCCCGGCTTCTCAAACAATCAACTTTGGACAGTCAAATCGTGCGGTACTCGCAACTTGTAATTTGTACTTTGTAATGGAAACAAGCACTGACAGCCCTATGGTTTATAAGCTGCAAAATGTTCAACTTAATGAAGCCTCTATCGACTTCGAAGTTGATGGTATTGCAACAATTAACTGGTCAGGATTTGCAAAGAATATTGTAGATATGCAGTCTGCAGGCAGTGTATATACAGTTGGTACTGCTGCTTTTGCTACAGGCGATGATCACAGAGCCGCTGTAACTGCAGCAAATGCTGATTCAGTAAACACTACTAATCCTTCTGTGGGAGATGTTATTCTCAACACTGGTGATGATATGAGATTCTATCTCGTTACTACTGCAGGTGATACTGGTGCAGCAGCACGAGCCATCGGTGCAGGTGTTGATACAACTACTAACTTTATTCGAAATCGTTTGACTCAGCTTATTGTTTCAACTACTGATTCGACAGCTTTCCCGTCTCTTGACTACTATTTAACTCTTATTGGTGGAAATATTACAATTTCAAATAATATTACTTATCTTGTTCCAGAAGAACTGGGTAACGTAAATATTCCAATTGAGGGTGTAACCGGTGGTAGAACAGTTACAGGTAACTTTAATTGCTATCTAACTCTTGATACTGACGGAGTAAATAAAGGAAGTTCTGTTGATCTTTTCAATGATATGACAACTTCTGGAAAAGGTCTGGATAAAGTTGTAAACGACTTCGGAGTCACTTTCCAGATTGGTGGTGCGACAGACGGAGATCCGCGACTCTATGTAAGTATGCCAAGAGTGCACATTGACGTTCCCGTACACTCAGTTGAAGATGTTATTTCACTTGAAACTGGATTTGGTGCGTATACTAATGACTTTGATAAAGCAGATGAACTGGTGCTTACCTACTTTGGTGATACCACAACTGCAAATCAACAACTATACGACGTATAATTTTGTACGACTTAAAAACCCGCTTCGGCGGGTTTTTTCGTTCCAGGTGATAAAAATAATTCTTGACATATCAGCTGACCTTAGATATAATATGTGGTATAAATTGATTACAACTTTTTAAAAGGAACAGGTACAACATGACAGATAAAAAATCAGTTTCTCTTGCGAGTTTGATGACTCCTAGTAAAACGGTAACTTTAGACTTTCCTGGATATACAGGACTAAAAATTGATTTATGCTACTTAGCAAGAGACGCTCTTTTAAAGCTAAGAAAAAAGTGCGTAAGTACAA